ACTCAAAAAAAACCTACCATTTTTGGCAGAAAAACTGGATTTTTTAATCGAAAACTAGATTTTTTATATATATATGCGCCTAGGTTGGGCAGGAGCAGAGGGCCCATGCCTACCGGGGGGGCCAGTGCCTCCGGCACTAGCATCTTCAATAATTACGATACACCGCAATATACAACTGAGACCGCGGACCCATAGGATCCGCATGATCCAAATAATTAAACCTACAACGAATAATCATTGTAGGCTGTGTCTTAGCTAAGAAATTATCAGTCAATTCATAGAATTTCGGAGAAGACTCCATTAAATTGCGCCTATTCGGTACAGCTGAAGCTTTAACACACACATGCACCCAAACTCCATCATGTTGAAAACTTAAATCAATCGGCTCATTCCCTTCTTCGCGCCTAAACCCTTTCATCTCCGTAAATATATCGCCTTTATATTTAAACGGTTTAATCTTCTTCTTCAGTTTCAAACACAACATATGATACATAAACGCTTCACCAAGGCCTCCCGTCACTAAATTCGGAGTAGGGCGACCTAACGCCCAATCCAATTCACCGGACTTCTGCATCCGCCGCAAAACCAAATTGTGAAAACCACGCTCCATTGGCTCCTTCGGACCAATATGTCCATAAGCAAGCCATTCGTACGGCCATGTATTCAATTCCTCCCAAGACATCGCACATTTAAATAATGCCGCACCTACACAATCTACAAAGGAATCCAATTAGACTGCTCATTCGCACCCGCCGCCTCATCGACATTCGACTCCGTCGTCGTATAATTCCCAATATCAGCATATGTAACAATCCCATTACCATCTGGATTAATGCGAACATAACCACCAGCTGTCGCATAATCCAACTCAGCAATACCATTAACCATGCCATTCGTGGCATACGCATCAGCCGATATAGCCTTTGATTTCGTTGGAAACCCAGGATACAGCTTGTACCTAGCTGTATGAAACATCGTCTCAAACAACTGCACGGGAGCAGTAGTAAACGGTAAACTGCTCCCACTACCAGAAGTCTCCGCCGTATCCTCAACAGTGTTCGTGTTGTTATAAATAATCTCACCAACAGCTTTCACCAACATAGTGGGCATACCCTTAAAGCTAGTTGCCGACGCGATATAAATATCCAAATCGCGCACAGACAGACTCCCCTTAAACACAACGTTACAAGACGTCGATTCACCAGGAGCCAACACAACACGCAACCACGGCGATTTCGGCGTAAACGCCGCCGCAACGCGCGAACCAGCCGAGCCAATCTCCCACCAATCAGGAGACAACACATGTTTCATCTTGGCAGTACCATCGACAGGCAACGCCAAACTAGTATTCGCAGAAAACTCCTCCGCCATACCAACACTAGCCGTAGTATCCGCATCCCACGCATCGTACACATATGTACCATGACTATGCTTACTCACATACTGCCGCACATACAAAGACACCTCAGTATTTGTCATATTCTTGTACGTATACACCGTACTCAAATCAAAACTCAACGTAGCCAAATTCCTTAAAGTGTTATCATCTCCACCAATGTTTGTACCAGGGAATTGTACCAACTCACTGTACAACGCATTAATAGCAGTATTAAAGGACTGCAAACTATAATGCTTCTCAAACACTGCCGCATTACCAGCAGCCCGTAAACTCGAACCAGTAGTAACAGTTCTCGACTTCGAAAACACCATATCACTCCCTTTCTCCGTAACATGCAACGCCGGACAAAGCGACTTTATAAAATCACGCGCCACAGCACTCTCATCTCGATTGAACTCACGCAACCGACTAACAAGCGCAGGTATTTTACTAACTGAAAACTCAGAAGCGCTCTTCCGACCAGTGCGCACGCGCTTCAGGCGACGCGGAGCAGCAAACACTTCCGTAGCCATCTTAATAAAATAATGAACTACCACGCCATTCCACGACGAACAGTTTTCGGGGTATACTTCCTATAAGAACGCATCCCCCTCTTCACAAACCGTGACACCTTCTTCGCATAAGGCAACCGCCTCGTAAACGGCTTAGCAAACTTATTATACCCCTTCACAATCTTGCGTCTATTCGCCCACAAAACAGCCTTAGTGGCCAAACCACCAGCAAAATTACGATACCCTGCCATCTCTGTTTAATTAAATAATGATTAAACATCACCAGCAAAGAGCTGCAGTGCATCACCCACATCATCATCACCAGGAGCCAGATCCTGGTCAAACACATTCGCAGCTTGGCCATCCAAATACGTCAGCATATTCTCATGATCACAATCCACAACATGCTCAATGCGACGCAACAACTGCGCTATATCTTCCTCAGATCGTCCTTCCCAAATAGCTCTAGGAGCCTGAGGAGCCGTGACAAACACCCTTCTAGCCGCAAAATCGACTGTACCACCCTTGTATTCAACACGCATGGGGTATCTGTCAAACAGACGCAGCAGTTCATGAAATGGGCACAAATCTCTTCTATAGTCATCAATAATGACATCCTCGTGGCCCTCGTATCCGTCCCACCACTTAGTCCCCCCCATCTTCCAATAAGCTGAAGGAGCGAGTCGGTGCGCAGCTCGAGATTTACCACATCCTGTGGATCCGTAGAGCCAGTAGACAACTGTCTTGTGAGCTCGGGGCCGAGCCATGATGGAGGAGAGGGCAGAGAGTCCATGTGAGTACTTGACAAACTCTGCGGGGAAGTCCGCAGCAACATCGGCGAGCCGACGCCGCTTGACCACGATCTCGGCGGCGACGTCTTCCAAATCAGTCCGGGCTCCCCTTCCAGCAGGGAGCTCACCGAACTGCCACGGATCAGCTCCGGCTGCACGCGAATCTTCTTTCGTACAGTAGGCGACGTTCTGCGCAGGCGTTCCTCTGGCCACTTCATAATGCGCGCGAGCGGGGAATCGGAGTCGGATCCATTCCAATCGAGCCTTGTCTCTAAGAGACAAGTATCCCTGGAGGTGAGGAGTTCCGGCTTCTCCAACTTCAGGTTGAAAGACAGCGAAGGAGCAATGCTCCTCGGCGGCGTGCTGGATCGCGAGAACATCCTCGGGAGTATAATTATTTAATGTGAAACACCAGTTCTTGGCGGCAGCGCCGCGAGGAGCTGGTGGCATGATTAAATAGTGAGGTAGAGCCACGAATGTCACATGGCTCCAAGGTGGCTCCAAGGTTACCAGGTAATACTGACTGGTAACCTCGGATCCACCATACAACTTTCATATGGCAGGAACTATATGGCAGGAATGGTGTTCCTACCACTCAAAAAAAACCTACCATTTTTGGCAGAAAAACTGGATTTTTTAATCGAAAACTAGATTTTTTATATATATATGCGCCTAGGTTGGGCAGGAGCAGAGGGCCCATGCCTACCGGGGGGG